TAGCCAAAGCAATTGCTAAAGATCCGTTAAAAGGAGACAAAGCAGCAAAAGACTACAACAAAAAGCACGGCAAAGATATGACCGGCAAGAAAGAAGAGTCTGTTTGTTCAGAGTGTGGCAATCCTAGATTTGTTGCTATGCCAGAAGACATCCAAGAACAGTATCACACAGTGTCTGAAGAAAAGCAGAAAGGCGTTGACGGCAAAGTATGCTGGAAAGGCTACAAGCGTATGGGCACAAAGAAAAAAGGCGGCAAGACTGTAGACAACTGCGTGAAGATGTAATGGACATTGCTGATCTCAAAAAACTTGCAGGTGTAAATGAGTTTAAAGGATTAACAACTTACAATCCCGAAAACCTTTCCATCTCTGGTACTGAGAAAGCAAAGCTACAACGTAAGCATAAAATAGAACCAGGCACCCCTGAATGGTTTAAACTTTGGTTTTCTAAACCGCATCTTACCGGAGAAAAGGCAAGATGAGAGCAATTGAATTTGTAGCAGAGAAATGGAGTAAGAAATATAAGCGTTCCATTAACTGCAATAATCCTAAAGGCTTTTCGCAAAAAGCGCATTGCCAGGGCCGCAAGAAAACTGAAAGTATCAACGAAAAAGCAGTAAGCAAAAAGCAACAACAATTCTTTGGGATTGTAAGAGCAATGCAAAAAGGTGATATGCCTAAGAGTGGCGAAGCCGGAGATGTTGCTAAAGATATCTCAAAAGCAGATGCAAAAGACTTTGCTAAAACCAAGCACAAAGGTTTACCAACTAAAAAGAAAACAGAAAGTGTAGATAAAGCATTTCAAAGACTAATGCGAGAACACTTAGAAGAAAGCAAAATAAATTTTACAATGCCTAACTTTGATTATGAGTGGGGAGAAGCAAACCGCTATCCTGAATATCGTAAATTAGGTAAAGAAGAATGGATAAAACTAGCAAAGACTGGTAAAGCAGTAGACGTTGACAACCGTATGGCAAACGATATCGAAAACACCGAAGCAGGTGAAGAACATCGATACGATTACTGGGATGGATTGGTCAAAGCCAAGAGAGACAGATTTACAAAAGCACTATCTTCAGGACAGATTGAACTGCCTATTATTGCTAGATACAGTGACGGATATTTAGAACTAGTTGCTGGTAATACAAGATTAACTGGTATGATGCGTGAACTTGGACGAGCAAAGGCTTGGGTATACGATGTTCCAGATGAAGTTGCAGATTTAGAAGAAAGTTATACTAGAGAAGAATTACCACAAATTAGAAACAAACATCTTGAAAACATAGATCACGAAATTGTGTTTTTAAATATAGATGAAGTGGTTCCAGTACAAAAAGAACGTGTAATGGAAAACTTTAAACGTCAAGTAGATAGATTAATAGAAGGCAAATATTCACCTGTAATTGTAGATTGCCACAACAGGATTGTAAATGGTCATCATAGATACGATGCTGTAAGACTGCTTGGAGAAACTACTATTCCTGTAGCACGTATTCCGCATACACTTGAATGCATAATTGAAAACTTTGCTGACGGTAAGAAAAAAGGCAAAAGCAGACCAGGGCGTGTAAAACGTGCAGGTGCTAGTTGTAATGGTAGTGTAACAGCACTACGCAAACGTGCTAAGAATGCAAGCGGTGAAAAGGCTAAGATGTATCACTGGTGTGCTAATATGAAAAGCGGGCGTAAAAAGGGTAAATAGTAGTATGAGATTAAATGAATTATTTGCTGAGGCTGATCCTAAAGATTTAGGAAATATGAATGACAAAATGCGTAACGTTTTGTCTAAAGTTCATAGTGATGACGAAGGCGCAAAACAAGCAGCTAAAGACAAGGCCGAACAAGATCGTCAAGCCAAAGCAAAAGAGCTTGGCCCTAATGCAATGGCAGATTACGAGAAAATGCTTAAATCACACGATTGGACGTATGATTACAGTGACGATCACAGAGTATGGCAAAGAGGCAACGAGCAAGCAAAAGCAATTAGAAGAATGGCAGATATCCTAGATCCAGATAGAAAGATCTATAACAAATACAGCCCTTTTAAAAATATGGAAGAATCTGCTACAGCAGGTGCCACAAGTGCAGGCAATATTGCTAGTGTAGATGCTCCACACATATCGCCCGGTAAGGCAAGAGGCAAGAAATCTTACACAGGTACTCCGGGCAAAAGCGGTACAAAAGCACCACCGCAGCCTAAAATTATACAGCCCAAAAATCCAGACGGATCGGCCAAAGGTGCTCAAACAGGCAAACTTGCAGGTGTAAGCCTTTTTGGCGGCCCAGCAATAAAAAGATAAATACATCTGTAAAAGGAAACTACTATGGACTTTAGAGCAATTAACAAAAAACTTAAAGAAATTGATCCAACTACTCCCGATCAAGATCTACATAATACTTCAATGCTAGCAGAAGCAGCAGGTATTGATATGGGCGTTAAGCAACAACTTACAGAGAGCGATGCAGGAAAACAAGGTTCTAAGGAACACAAAGATCATATCGATGCTGCCTTTAGAGATGCTGAAAAAGCTAAAGACAAAAAAGACAAAGCAAAAGAAAAAACTAACGAAGCAGCCAAGCCAGACTTCCTCGATGTAGATAAAGATGGCGACAAAAAAGAGCCTATGAAGAAGGCTGCCAAAGATGCTAAGAAGGACGGCAAGAAGGACGACAAGAAAGACGGTATGTCTGAAAAGCAAAAGAAATACTTCGGAAAGAAAAATGAGTCCGTAGAGTTCGAAGATGACTTTGGCGAAAAAGTAGCAGCTAAACCTGTTGCTAAAAAGATTACCACAGAAACAATGTCACTTTCTGAAATGATGAAGATTGTAAAAGAGAGCGGCGGACAACAAGCAATTGATCCTATCGATGCTACACTTTGGGCTTGGGCACAAAGAGTTGCTAAATCTAAAGTAGAAGAGTCAAAGCAAGATACATTTGCAGCAGTTGTGTATGAAAACAACGGCGGACGTTTCGAAATGTATGATGTAGTAGAAAAAAGTTTGACAGAAAGTAAAAAATGTGATTGCGATGATCACAAAGATCATAAAGACTGCACAGACGATTGCAAGTGCTAAACTAATTTAACCAAAACAAAACTAAAGCCAGTTAATTACTTGACTGGCTTTTTTTGTGACTATATAATAACTGAATAACTAGGAGAACAATATGTCAAGACATTACGGCCCTGAAGAAAAAGCAAAACTAGAACGCTTAATCAAAGAAGGATCTAACGTGCTTCGTGAAGTTGAAGATCTTAACGAAGGACTTAAGGATACTGTGAAAGCAGTAGCAGAAGAATTAGAAATTAAACCGAGCACAATTAATAAAGCAATCAAAATTGCACACAAAGGCGATTGGGCTAAACACGAAGAAGAGTGGAACGATATCGAAGGGATTCTTGGGATAACTAAGAATTTGCCTGATGATGTCCAAAATTAAACAATTTTGGTTAGACAGTTATCGCAGCGATCAAACTGCATTTTATTTCGAACTTGTAAGTTTTGTATTTACAGTAGCAGCAAGTTTAACACTTGCAATTAACGCCAATGATCCTAATATGCTTTATGTGTATCCAGGTTTTTTTATTGGTAGCATAACTCAAGCGTTTGCATCTTATAGACGTGGTGCTGCTTGGGTATTTTTGCTAACTGTATATTTTAGCTGTGTAAATGTATTTGGATTTATTGTTGCACTTTATGGTTGACTTTAGATCTATAGTATAGTATTATATAACAATGAATACCACATACGACCCAAAAATCCATAAACGTAGTAGAAAAGGCAACGGATACGGTATGAAGAAAAATTCTGAGACTAAGTCAGTGACTCCGGACGGTTACGAGATTGCAAAGATCTTTGGCTGGAAAATTGACAAACTTGCAAAGCCTAAAAAAAATAAGAGGCGCAAGAAGAATGTTGCTTAACCGTTTAGATACGTTGAAATGGACAGCTACGGCGACTCTTATTGTCGGCTTTGGTTTGATGAGTGCTGGTATCACAGAAGGATGGTATCTTCAAATCACTGGAGGCATTATTTGGTTAACAGCCGCTATATTGATGAAGGACAAGGCACTGATGGTAACGAACGGTGCTATGACCACAGTTGGCGTTATCGGTCGACTGCTTGGATAAGTATTAATGAAGAAGGTGTTGTCAGCCATAAGTGACTGTTTGGTATTTGCAAGCCGAAAATTGCATAAGGAGATAAGATGAGTTACGTAGATGCATTCTACGATCGCGGTGAAGATATCATCCGTGTCGTAGAAAGGAAGGGCGATAAAAGAACCTTCAACGAATATGCACCAAGGCATATTTTTTATTATCCTGATCCAAAAGGAAAATATACTTCAATTTATGGCGATCCTCTTTCACGTGTAAATGCAAAGAATGTGAAGGAACTGAGGAAAGAACTTGCCATTCATTCAAACAAAAAACTGTACGAATCAGATATAAATCCAATTTATAGATGTTTGGAAGACAATTACTTAAATGTAGATGCACCTAACCTAAACGTTGCGTTTTGGGATATTGAGGTTGACTTCGACCCTGAACGAGGGTATGCAAGTCCCGAAGATGCATTTATGCCTATTACATCCATTGCTGTACATTTACAATGGTTAGATAGTTTGATTTGTCTTGCTATTCCTCCCAAGACGTTGAGTATGCAAGAAGCACAAAAGGCTATCGAAGGTATTCCTAATACGATACTATTTGACAATGAAGCAGATATGCTTGATGCGTTTTTGGATTTGATTCAAGATGCAGATGTATTGAGTGGGTGGAACAGTGAAGGCTTTGATATGCCGTACACTGTTAATAGAATTATCAAAGTATTAAGTAAAGAAGATACAAGACGTCTGTGTTTGTGGAATCAGATGCCTAAGAAACGTGAGTATGAAAAGTTCGGAAAAACTTCAGTAACATATGATCTAATCGGTCGAGTACACGTTGATAGCTTAGAACTTTATAGAAAGTACAACTATGAAGAGCGTCATACATATCGATTAGATGCCATTGGTGAAATGGAAGTTGGTGAAACAAAAACTGTTTACGAAGGCACACTTGATCAATTATATAACAATGACTTTAGAACTTTTATCGAATACAACAGACAAGATACTGCACTGCTAGATAAGCTAGATAAAAAACTTAAATTTATCGATCTTGCAAACACTATTGCACACGAAAACACAGTTCTTATATCTACTACAATGGGTGCTGTTGCTGTTACAGAACAAGCAATTATTAATGAAGCACATAGACGTGGCTTTATTGTTCCTAATAGAATCAAGCGTGAGCCGGGTAGTGAGCCGGCAGCTGGTGCATATGTAGCATATCCTAAAAAAGGTATCCACAAATGGATCGGATCCGTTGACATTAATTCACTGTATCCATCTGTGATTCGTGCATTGAATATGGGGCCTGAAACTATTATAGGTCAGCTTAGACAAGACGGCACAAAAGCAATGGTTGAAAGTGAGATGGGCAAGGGCAAATCTTTCGCATCTGCTTGGGAAGGAAAGTTTGGCAGTGTTGAATATGAATCTGTAATGGCTAGAGAAGTTGGTCGAGAACTTACTGTGGACTGGGAAGATGGTTCAAGTGATGTTTTGTCTGCCGCACAGGTTTATGATCTTATCTTTGAAAGTAATATGCCGTGGATGCTAAGTGCCAACGGCACAATCTTTACATATGAAAAAGAAGGTATCGTTCCTGGTTTGCTAGCACGTTGGTATAGCGAACGTAAAGAAATGCAGAAGAAAAAAGGAGCGGCATCGGATGCAGGAAATCAAATTGAGAAAGAGTACTGGGACAAACGTCAGCTTGTTAAAAAAATTAATCTTAACTCTCTTTACGGGGCCATTCTTAATCCTGGCTGTAGATTTTTTGACAACCGTATCGGACAAAGTACCACACTAACAGGTCGTGCTATTACAAAGCATATGGCCGGCAAGATTAATGAAATTATTACAGGTGAATATTCTCATACAGGTAAATCAATTATTTACGGTGATACAGACTCTTGTTATTTTAGTGCATACACAACACTAAAGAAAGATATTGATGCAGGTAATATTCCGTGGACACGCGATAGCGTAATAGAACTGTATGACACAATCGGTGAACAAGCAAATACAACGTTTCCAAAATTTATGCAAACTGCATTCCACTGCCCTACAAAGCGAGGTGAAGTAATTGCAGCAGGTAGAGAAATTGTTGCAAGTAGTGGTTTGTTTATTACTAAGAAACGTTATGCAGTTTTGTATTATGATATTGAAGGTTTTAGAACTGACACAGAAGGACAGGGCGGAAAGATCAAGCCTATGGGACTAGATCTAAAACGTTCAGATACTCCGGTTGTAATTCAAGACTTTTTATCGCACGTATTGAAACTTACACTAGAAGGAAAAGACAAAGAAGAAGTTCTCGACTATATCACAGAATTTAGAACCGACTTCAAAGGACGACCCGGCTGGGAAAAAGGTTCACCGAAACGTGCGAACAAAGTAACTGAGTATCTCGCAAAGGAAAAGAAACTAGGCAAGGCAAATATGCCTGGACACGTAAGAGCAAGTATTAACTGGAATACACTCAAACGTATGCACGATGACAAGTATAGTATGAATATCACTGACGGACAAAAAGTTATTGTGTGTAAACTAAAACAGAATCCAATGGGTTATACTAGTGTTGCATATCCTGTAGACGAACTGCGTTTGCCAGATTGGTTTAAGGATTTGCCATTTGATGATGCTGCAATGGAAAACAGTGTTATTGATGAAAAGTTAGGCAACTTGATTGGGGTGCTAGAGTGGGATATCTCCGGCACGAGAACAGATAATAACTTTAACAGTTTGTTTGATTTTGAGTAAAAAAATACTTGCAGATTTATTCAAACCTAAATATAATGTACTTAATAGGAGAATTCAATGAAAGACATTTTACAAGACATTGTTGGTCATACACATAACCTAGGGTTTTTGACCACGGTGAAGGTTACAGGAGAAGAAGGTAGTACATCTATCTTTTCAATGGCAGATGACAGATCTGTTATTATGGAAGCTACAACACACAATCCATATCCAGATATGATCGGTGTATTTGGTATGCCGCAATTGCAAAAACTGAAATATCTACTAGACGGTAGTGAATATCAGAATGATGCTAAAATTGAAATTACAAGTGCAGAACGCAACGGAGAAGAGATTCCGGTGGGTATTCACTTTGAAAACAAAGACGGTGACTTCAAGAATGATTATCGCTTTATGAATAGAGAAATCATTAATGAAAAAATGAAAACTGTTAAGTTCAAAGGTGTTAACTGGGATGTTGTAATTGAGCCAACACTTGCTGGTGTACAACGTTTTAATTTCCAGGCTGGTGCTAATCCGGAGAATCCTACATTCCTTGCAAAGACTGTAGACGGTAGCTTAAAGTTTGTATTTGGTGATGCAAGCACACACGGTGGTGAATTTGTATTTGCAATGGATGTTGAAGGTACGCTGGATAAAGGCTGGACTTGGCCTGTTGCAAGTGTGTTAGCAATTCTTAAAATTGCAGATGTTAATAACACTAAGATGAGTTTGAGTAACGAAGGTGCTATTCAAATTGAACTAGACAGCGGACTTGCATCATACAAGTATATTATTCCAGCACAGGCGGCGTAAATATGAAACCAGTAAACTTAACACCACTACAGAAAGACTATGCAGTGTATTTGCCTGCAATTAGTACTTTCTTTTCGACTTACATATCTAAACAAAAGTTTGAAGAGTTTGTTCCTAAAGATCGTGTACCTGATGGTTTTGATCGCGGCATTGAAGGTATGAACTTTTTAAATGAAGAAGCAGGCTATTTTACTTACAAGTATGGTTTGTACTCAGCAGGTCACGCAACATTAGACTTAGATAAAACTATGACTAAGGATGCTATGTTGCAAGACAGAGATCGCGGTAAGACAATGATACTTGGTGATAGTGGTGGTTATCAGGTAGGTAAAGGTGTTCTTAAGTTTGACTGGTTAGACTTTGAAGGCAAGGCTGCAAACAAAACACGTGATGATATTCTTAATTGGCTAGAGCTTACAGCAGATTGGTCAATGCTACTTGATGTTCCGACTTGGGCTTGTGATCATATTCATTCTCCTAAAACAGGACTAAAAAGTTTTGAAGACTGTCTAGACAAGACACGTTTTAATAACAAGTATTGGTTAGAACGTAGATTAGGTGCAACTAAGTTCCTAAACGTGCTACAAGGATCAGACTGGGATACTGCTGAACAGTGGTATGAAGGTGTTAAAGAATTCTCCGATCCTAACGTTTGGGGAGATAAGGCCTGTGAAGGTTGGGCAATGGGTGGTGCAAATATGTGCAAAATGCCTATTACACTACGCAGGTTAATTACAATGAAATTCGACGGTATGCTAGAAGGCAAAGATTGGATGCACTTCTTGGGTACTGCACAGTTAGACTGGTCTTGTTACTTAACAAGTATCCAGCGTCAGGTAAGAAAGCATATCAATGAAAACTTTACAATTAGTTTTGATTGCGCTTCTCCGTTTATTGCAACAGCACACGGACTTGTATATACTAACGCACAGCATAGCGCCAAGCGATGGTCTGTGATTATGGACAAGGCGCCTGACAATAAAGCACTTGCAACACGTAAAGATATTCCGTTTCCTTTTGAAAGTGAAATTGGTAGACGTTTAAGTATTGCTGACATTTGTCATTATGCTCCAGGTATGCTAAACAAGATTGGTAAAGAAGGTAAAACATCTTGGGATAGTTTTGGCTATGCACTAATGATGGCACATAATGTTTATTGCCATATTGTTGCTGTACAACGTGCAAACAACCTTATGGATATTGAAATTGCAAAAGGCCGACCAGACTGGAGAAGCTGGCGCAAAGTAAAAGATGCTGATAAGAGTGACGAGTATTCCGAATGGGTGCCACGTAACATCTTGTACTTCGATCGCTTTGTAGAAGAACTATTCGAACAGCCAACTAAAGAGGCAGCATTTGCTATGATTAAAGAAGCTGACTCATTCCTTAAGAACCTTGAAGGTGCTAGACTAAGAGGTGGCGTTACAAACATTTCAAACTCACTGTTTACTGAAGTAGATGATGAGGGAGAAGAAACTGCTCCGTGGACTGATGATAGAGAAGATGGAGAACTTGATAAGTTGGAGAAACAACTACAGGAGGTGTAATATGGGAGATTGGGCAATGCGTTTAAAACTACTTAAAGAAACGCATCAACATTTAAACAAAGTTATAGACGGCAGGACAAAAACAGGCGCCTATGACGACAAAGATATCACCGAAATGAAAAAACAACGACTACGCTTAAAAGAACAAATCGAAGCACTAGAAAAGGAACACGCTAATGAAACGTGAATACAATGACGGCACAAGTGAAAATGTAACATTTTTTACTGGCATTGAAGTTGAAAAGACTCCTGCATACGGAAAGAAAACTCTTTTTGTTACAGGACTACAAGATGGTAGTATTATTCGACGTCATCTCGACGATACTATCGAGCATATTTTCTTTGGTGCAAACCACAGCTTCAATCCTGCAAGCGAAGGCTACAGTGCAGATTACTTTGCTGAATGGGAAAAGATGATTGAAGATTTTATCGAACGTGGTTACTTGTGTACGTTGGATATTCCTATTAATACTGCGGAAGAGTTTTTAGAAGGACCGCTTGTAGAATATGATTTGTTTATTCCGCAGATTCGTGTTCCACTTCCATATATCAGACAATGGAATTACAATACAATGATCAAGCTCGACGACAAAGGATTTGAAGATTCGAATCCAGGCGTATGGTGTCATAGCTTGCACGATTTACAAGATCGTACAAAATTTACAGATTGGCAAGAATATAAGAATGACAAAGTTGTTGAGTAATGAAAGCAAACATACACAAACTTTATGCACCGCAGTGTGCATTGGACGGCTGTAATACGTTGGTAAACTATCACAACAAAGTTCAAAAGGGAGATGGTTCTTGGAGTTACAAGTGGAAAACATTTTGTGACCATCACCGAACTGTAGGCAAAGCTGCTGTGGAAACTTTTAAAAAAGCCGCAGATGGCTGCGAAAACAAAGACGGCATTTATGGATTTGTATGTACAAGTCCCGACGTTGATTCTTCAATTTTAGAGATTGATCATTTCGACGGTGACCGTTATAACAATGAAGAAGAAAACCTAAAAAGAGTGTGTCCTAATTGTCATAGGAAGAAGACCAAAGAATCAGGCGAATTCCAAAATAGATATGTAACAATGAATACGCATTTTGATACTCTTTTTAGTGTTGACAATAACGATGAAAGGCTGTAGTATATGAGTATAACTGATACAATGATGAAGGAAGCAATGGCAAAAGATACACACGAAAGAATTATGCGAACTGCAAAAAGAATGATTTGGGTAACATTCCGCAAGGAAGGTATCCATAAGTATCCGGCAGCAATTGACGATCCTAAACTTGCTACAGGTGATTGGGATGATGTATCGTTTTTGGGTTATCCACACAGACACATCTTCCATTTTAAGGTTGGTATCACTGTTACACACAACGACAGAGATATTGAGTTCATTCAATTTAAACGTTGGATGGAGAAGCTCTATAGTGAAAAGACATTAGAGTTAGATTATAAAAGTTGTGAAATGATGGCTGACGATCTGTACGAACAGATTGCAGTGAAATTCCCCGGACGTGAAGTCCATATTGATATTAGTGAAGACGGTGAAAACGGAGCTCACATTGAATACGCAAAATATTAAACGCTATTGGCAACGCAAACCCCAAGTGCTTAAAGTATTTGAAGACTTGGAAAAGTTTAAAGACTTTTGTCGGTTCAACTTCCTCCCTTGGGATGAAAAGAACCTTTATAATAACAGCAGCTCTGAGTGGAGAGCTTACAAGAAAGGCGGGACTTTTGTTCGCAAAAACCGTAACAATAGGTATAAAGGACCTAAGCGATAGAACTCCGTACAAGACTGATGCCAATGGCAATTCAGTTGAAGGCGGTGCTCTTAACGCAAACTACACGACTGTAGAGGCAGTTGCTAAAGTGTGTAATACGCTAGGCAAACACGGCTTCCTCTACGGTCGTGACTTTGTTTGGACAGATCAAGGCTGGACAGACGATATGGATGATGCTATAATATTTGAATATAGTGATCCAAAAATTATAACACTTTTAGGACTAACAAAATGACAGTATGGCTAGTTGATTTAGAAGCAGTTGAAACACGATATACAAAACAATGGAAGACAGAGTTTCCTAAAATTTTGAAGTCGAAAGGTTTTGATGTTAAAGTTGTAAGTGGTGGTGATACTCCACAGGCAACAACACCTGGTGCGTTCTTAAATTTTGGTGGTACTAATGTTTATAAAAGTAACCAACTACAACAAATTGCAGAAGCATTTTGTAAAGGAGAAGTAAAAGATGAAGATTATTTCTTATATACGGACGCTTGGAACCCAACTGTTATACAGCTTAAATATATGGCTGAGCTCTTGGGGGTTAACATTAGAATCGGTGGCCTTTGGCACGCTGGTAGTTATGATCCTGCTGATTTCCTTGGGCGGCTTATAGGTAATGCGCCTTGGGTAAGAAACGCAGAAATGAGTATGTTCGAATGTTTTGATCATAATTTCTTTGCAACTGATTTTCATATTAAGATGTTCTTAGAAAACTTAATTGATACGGACGAAAGAACAGGAAGAACTGCGTTTATGGAATCTAATAAAATTGTAAGAACTGGTTGGCCGTTTGAATATATGGACAACCACCTTACAACATATAAAGGTATGGACAAGAAAGACCTTATTTTATTCCCGCATCGTATTGCTCCAGAAAAGCAAGTAGAAATTTTTAACGATCTTAAACAACAACTTCCCCAATATGAATTTGTAGTTTGTCAAGAAAGACAACTTACAAAAAATGAATATCACAATCTACTAGGCGAAGCAAAACTTGTGTTTAGTGCAAACTTACAAGAAACACTAGGTATTAGTTGGTATGAAGGTGCTCTAGTTGGGGCATTGCCTATGGTACCTAACAGATTGTCATATTCAGAAATGGCTGTTGAAGACTTTTTATATCCAAGCGAATGGACTACTTCATATACAAATTATCAAAAACATAAAACACAAGTTATGGATAAAGTTGTAGACTATATGGAAAATTACAAAAAATATCTTCCAAGCCTAAATAAACAAGTTACTAAACTGAATGGAGATTATTTCGGTTGCAAAAACTTGCTAGAAGTAATAAAATAAACTATTGGCAATCCACTGCCTCAACATCGGAGAACAAAAATTGAGTAAAGTAAAACAAATTAAACAAAAGCTAGAAGATGCTGGCATCCGCTATTGGGCGGGCGACAACATTTCGCAGGTCCTGCAAAAAGGCGATAAGGAAGAACTTATTGACGAAGCAACTGTTGCATTTGAAGGTGTACTAGATGCACTGCTAATCGATAGGCATAACGATCCTAATTCACAGGGTACAGCAAGACGTCTTGCGAAAATGTACTTTAATGAGATTATGGCAGGACGCTATGATACTATTCCTAATGCTACTGCTTTTCCTAATGACGGAGAAGATGCATACACAGGTATGTTAGTAGTACGCAGTGAACTTAAGAGTATGTGTTCACATCATCATCAACCAGTTACAGGTGTAGCATATATTGGTATTATTCCGAATGGCAAAGTAATTGGTCTTTCTAAATATACACGTATTGCACAATGGTGTGCAAGACGTGGTACACTACAAGAAGAACTTGCAAATGATATTGCACGTGAAATTAAAGTAGCAACTAATTCAAAGAACATTGGTGTATACATTCAAGCTACACACGGGTGTTGTGAGAATCGCGGTATTATGGCGCACAGTTCCTTAACACAAACAACAGTGCTTGAAGGATCATTTAAAGATGACTCAGGCACAAAGAAAGAGTTCTTTGACAACATTAAGTTGCAACAAGAATTTGCACCACGATGAGTGATTATATTGCAGTGATTATGGCTAAAGTCTTTATTGTTGCAGTATTTGCAATGGGGATGATTAGTTTAGGAATAGAACTTTATACAGGGACTCTTCCACTATGAATCTAAATAAAGAAAGAGTTTACGTAAAACAACCTCAAAAAAGTAAGGATGACGTTCTTATCCTTACTCCTAACGAGGCACTGATGTATAATCTAATGGGTATCAAACTATTAGATATGACCAAAGCTCATAACCTTACACCAGATAAAGTACGTAAGTCAAGAGCAAACTGTCCTATGGAAGGAGTAAATTATGGGTCCTTATTCAGCAGAATTGCAAGCCCAACGGAGAGCTAGATTAAAACTTTTACTAGCTGATCCTAAACTTAATAAAGAAATGCGAAATATTTGGAAACGTATTTTAAACAACTTAGCACAGGACGAAGATGAGTACAATGCAAGAGTCAAAGAAGTATATAAAAATTTACACCCCTGGAACCACCCTGTGTGATGAACTAATGGTCCAGCAGCAAATTGATGGACCTTGGCAACATATGGTTGGTGTTATTTGCTTGAATCTTACTAATCGTAAGCAAGTGAAACGTGTTCTTCCTGATCTTTTTCATCTATGTCCTACGCCAGTACATTACCTAAATAGTTTACCCGAAACTATTAAAAAGATAATTGAACCATTAGGAATGGTTAATGTACGTGAAAAGCGTTTGCGCCAAATGTCAAAAGACTTCTTGACTTGGGACGGCAATGATGCTAAACTATTATATGGTATTGGAAAATATGGAAGTGATAGTTACGAAATATTTTTCAAGAATAACTATAACGTTAAGCCAGAGGACGGCGAACTAAAGCGTTATCTAAAGGAAGAGGTATTTAATGCTGAAGCTGCTTGAGAAGCTAGGACGTAAACGTGTAATTTACGATAGGATAGATAACGAACCTTATCTAACACGTTACTATTTGTTTTTAAAAGATCGTAAATGGTTTCCGTTCAATGTTTTCTTGCACAAGTTTCATAAAGGCGATCCAGATGATTTGCACGATCACCCTTGGCCTTACTGCACACTGATTGTGCGTGGCGGATATTGGGAATACACTCCCAAAGGTAAGTTTTGGAGAGGTCCAGGACATTTTAGATTTTCAAGTGCTAAGTCATATCACAGAATTGAACTTGAACCGAATGTAACTGCCTGGACAGTTTTTATGCCGGGTCCTAAATTACGTGAATGGGGTTTTTTAAAAAACGGAAAGTGGATACAACACGAAAAATATTTAAAGTCGAGGAAACTAAAAAATGGTTAAAAAACATCACTACAGCTGGCAAGATGTTGAGAAAATGTGTGTAAATATAGTAACACAAATGCAAAAGGACAATTGGAAACCAGATTACATTGTCGGCATCACTCGAGGCGGCAATGTTCCAGCTACAATTATTAGTAATATGCTTGATATTAGATGCGAAGCACTAAAAGTAAGTCTACGTGATGACACGGATAGTGACAGCGAAAGTAACTGTTGGATGAGTGAAGATGCTTACGGTTACGAAGGCGACGGAGAGTGGGCACCTGAAATGGGGTTATTCCGTAACAGTCCTGAAAATACAAAAAACATTTTGATCGTCGATGATATCAACGACACAGGGGCTACATTCAATTGGATTAAAGAAGATTGGCAAAGCACCTGTTTACCTAATTCGCCAGTATGGAACACAGTATGGGGCGACAACGTAAGATTTGCTACACTAACAGAAAACCTTTCAAGTAACTTTGGTGACGTAAGTTATACCTGTCACGAAGTAAATAAAGCAGAAGAGGATGTATGGTTAGTATATCCGTGGGAAATTGTAGGAGAATACAATGCCAACACTTAATACAAATGAAGCAAGAGCTATTTTACATTGTACTAACAATGATAGAGAAAATGAATGCGAAGTAGGCATCTTTAATAAAGAAAAGTTTTTTGAAGCATACATTGCCGGAAACCGTATAAGAATGACTTGGAACGGAAAACGTTATGTAGGCAACGCACACGGTTTAGAATTTACATCAGAAGGTCCAAAGACTTATGACATTTAATGAAATTCCTTGGACGGATGTTGTCATTGATACTAGAGAATACACAGTGTTCAAAGACGGCTTTCCGGTGACAGATGGACACGTTCTTTTTGTTCCCAAGCTAGCAGACTGGGAACACTTATCTAAATGTTACAAAGCTGCTTATGCTTGGGGGTATGACTGGGTTCATTCGGGATACTGTGATGCATATAACATTGGACAGAACGTAGGAGAATCAGCAGGACAAACTGTAGATTATCCTCACGTACACTTAATTCCTCGTAGACGAGGAGATATGGACGACCCCAGAGGCGGTGTTCGTCACGTAATTCCCGAAAAGGGAAACTATAAAAAGGAGAAAACAAATGGCACTAACTAAAGGTGAATATAGCAGAGACAATGTACTTGCTGCTATCAAAGCACACGCCGAAGGTCACATCATTAAACACGCAATGAATGTTGAAGTTTATATGAAGAATGCTGCTGGCGTAGGCGAGCATCCAGATATTATGGAAGCAATCGAAGTTGAATTAGAAGCGATTGCAAAATATCACGATCAGTTAGAAGTTCTAGAAAAGTACTTCAGCTAATGAATACCTACACTGTTACTGTGGAGGAGGATCCAGATACTGGTGATCTGGTTCTTCCATTACCTACCGAACTACTGAACCAAATGGGCTGGGATATCGGCGATGATTTGGTTTGGAATGACAACTTTAATGGCTCGTTTTCGCTGTCTAAAAAGGTTGACAAAGATACAGAGAAAGCGTATAATAAAGACAATGATGATAGCAACTGATAAAAAATACTATTACAGCGAAATCTTTCACAGTATTCAAGGTGAAGGACACTATACAGGTGTTCCTACTGCTTGGATACGTTTTTTCTTATGTAACTTACAGTGTAACGGGTTTGGACAAATTGATCCTACTAATCCTGATACATATGAACTTCCGTTTGAACAGTTTGATACTAGCACAGTAGAACGTGTTGAAGATTTGCCTGTATGGGATAAAGGTTGTGATAGTTCATATACTTGGTCAAAGAAGTTTAAGCATCTTATGGGTCATAAGACTGCTGTTGAACTTGCACACGAAATTATTGATACGCTTAAAACAGAAAGCAATCCGGAAGGATTGTTTCTACATCCTGTAACTGGTCAACGTCAACATTTTTGTGTTACAGGCGGCGAGCCATTAATGAAACACGCACAACAGGCATTTATTGGTATTATGCAAGAGTTTGAACGTCTTGGTAATATGCCTGCTAGTGTAACGTTTGAAACTAACGGTACGCAAGCACTAACAGATGAGTTTGTTGAATATTGGATGAACGAACGTAATATCGAATTGTTCTTTAGTGTAAGTCCTAAACTGTGGAGTGTTGCAGGTGAAAAGGGAAGTAAAGCTATCAAGCCCGAGGTTGTAGCACAGTATAGAAACTTGTCGAGGCACGGGCAATTAAAGTTTGTAGTTGGCAGTGAACAATCACAATGGAATGAAATGGAAGAAGTTATTGCACAGTTTAAAAATCAAGGTATTGACTATCCGGTATGGGTAATGCCTGTAGGTGCAAGAGAAGAAGAACAAACAGCTACAGCCGGTGAAGTAGCTAAACTAGCATTTGAAAGAGGATATAATGTTGCTGCTCGAGTACACGTTTATCTTTTTGGTAATGCAATAGGAACTTGATATGGGTTGGTGGAATAAACTAATTAGAGATAAAAAGGCAGAAACTACTGATGGAGCGAAGCCTACAATATCCGAAAAAGAAAAAGCTACTATGAAGAAGGAACCTTGGGTAGGTGTCCTTCAAACTCACGTTAATAAAGAAAATGTCCGAAACGGCTTTTTTGAACTTGACTGGAACGAGTATTTTATAGTACAATTAAAAAATGCAGGATACGGGGTTGAAGGCGATAACGATGAAGAAGTTGTTGATCGTTGGTTCCGTGAACTGTGTGCAAATGTAGTCCAAGATGGCGACTACGGAGGTCCACTAGACACTGGGTCGTTAGACATTAGTGCAGTTAAGAGAGATAATGAATAGAATGTGCCACATAATTGTTGATACAGCGAATACTTTCTTTCGCGCAAGACACGTAATTAACGGCGATGCTGATATTAAACTTGGTATGGCTTTTCATATTACACTAAACAGTATTAAAAAGGCTTGGCAAGACTTCGGCGGTACACACGTTGTATTTTGCTTAGAAGGTCGTTCGTGGCGTAAAGATTATTACGAGCCTTACAAACGTAACCGTCAAGAAGCACGTGATGCACTTACAGAAAAACAGCAGGAAGAAGAAAAAGTATTTTGGGAAGCATTTGATACTTTTAAGACTTTTATTAACGACAAGACAAACTGTACTGTATTGCAACACCCGCAACTAGAAGCAGATGATCTTATTGCAGGTTGGGTACAAAAGCATCCAGACGATCAGCACGTTATTATTTCTACTGATACAGACTTCCAACAATTAGTTGCTCCTAATTGTAAACTGTATAATGGTGTACAAGAAGTAACAACTACACACGAAGGTTTCTTTGATAAGAAGGGCGAACGTGTAATTGACAAAAAAACAAAGCAACTTAAAGAAGTAGATCCTGAATGGATGTTGTTTGAAAAGTGTATGCGTGGTGACACAAGCGATAACGTATTTTCTGCATATCCAGGTGTTCGTAAGAAAGGCACAAAAAACAAAGTTGGCTTGTTAGAAGCATTTGATGATCGTCAGACTAAAGGCTTTAATTGGAACAACCTTATGTTACAGCGTTGGGTTGACCATAACGGTGTAGAACATCGTGTGCTTGAAGATTACGAACGTAATAAAACACTAATTGATCTAACAGCACAACCTGACGATATTCGTCATATTATTAACACAACTATTACAGCCGCTACAGATGAAAACAAAGATGTAGGACAGGTTGGTATTAGACTAATGAAATTTTGTCATCTTTATGATCTTAAGAAGATTTCCGATCAAGCACAGGCATACGCTGAGCCATTGAATGCGAGGTATAAAGATGCTGTTACAGTTTGAGGAGGATCTATTGCAAGAATTAAAAGCTAACCCTATTATCGATAATCGTTTTTGGATTGTAACTGAATCAGCTAACGGTGAGAAAGTAGGAACACTTCGTAAGAATGAAGAAAACCATTTCGTTTTCAGTAATGAAAACGGAGTAAAGATGTTTAGAAATAAAGCTGATGTAACAACACAATTTGGTAAAGACTTTTTTGTAGCTAAAATTGTAAAAGACAAAGAAGACAGTTTACCAAGTGAAGTACACGGTTTTAGTGCAAGTACAAAACCTCATAACGCAATGTATGATATACAACGAAAACTGCCGTTGTTTACAAAAAGCAAAGACAGTAAGAGTTTGTACTGCGCAGGTTACTATGTAATTAAATTTGATAAGGGCTGGGTAAAAAGTTTTTGTCCTAAATTGATTACACTACAGCGTTACGAATATAAAGGTCCTTTTAAAACTGACATTGAAATGAAGCAGGTTTTATCTAATGTCAACAAGTGATCTTCCTACAAATATGCCTAGCATAGAACGGTTACTGCAACGAATTGCTACAGCAGAAAAGTCTAATACTAAAGAAGTAAGAATTACAATACAAGAAGCAAGACTATTAGCAATTGATTTAGCATTGCTTACAGGTAGAATGGGTCAAACTATTGCAGAGATTAATAAAACACTGCAAGAGATTAATAAAAACGCCAATGAAGTAGATGTAAAATTCGACGGAGGGAACTTCTAAAAGGATAAATATATACGTAGTTAATTAAGGATTGCGTATATGAGTAGACCAAAACCAACTGTACTTCTCGAACATACAAATAGAGAAACGTACAAAGTAGAACAAATTTTAGATAGTGAAGCTATCTGGGCAGTTTTTTATAACGGTAAGCCATTCAATCTAAAAAGTGGCAGTATGGTCTCTAGCTATCCTGGTCCGAAGTATAAAAAAGTAAGTTTTTCAAATCCTGGACACGCTAGAAACCTAGCAAAGAAACTAAACAAATTATTTAACACAGATGAATTCGCAGTATACAGACTTACAGACGGAGAAAAAGAACAGTGAGATGGACGATAAAGATCGTTACACTACGCTTTTTTTAAAGGCTGCGGAACAACCCTTCGATAAAGATATCATAAAACAAAAACGCTTAGAATGGTGGTGGAACGTTAGATCTAAAGACAATGGAGGTCTTAGACTAACTGAACACGCTATGGCATATATTGATAATGATGCACAAATAAAATCATATAAAGTAGAATTTCCAAAAGGCTTTTCTATTACGCCTCAAGTGCTTTTATGGCTTGACAAATTTATCGAATCACCTTATTATATAACTAATAGATCAATTACAGTATTAAAGGAGAAGGCTGCTTTTGAACTTTACTTGTTTTCGGGCGATGTTAAAAAATACGGATATAGCAAAGCATTGAACAAACGCCTAAACCAGAATAGTGAAGAATAATAGTAGCACTTTATAAATATTATGATGGAACTGAAACCACTAAGTGTTTTGAAAGAGCGTCAATTGGATACAATTCCAGTTCACTTTTCCAAAACGGTAGTACCTGGAAGAAGCAATGAGTACGAAATGCGTCAAATTGCATCTTGGATTACTAATAGACTTGAAGGTAGATTTTCTATTGTATCTTACCCGTCAATTGATGGCGAGGATAAACTAAAGAATACAACATATGTTGCATTCGAAGAACAAAAAGAGCTAACGTATTTTATGTTGGCCTGTCCATATCTAAGGAGAAACTAAAATGGCAGAAGAAGCAAAAAAGACTGAAACTAAAACTGAAGCTGCACAAGCAGCACCATCAGTTACTAATGCGCCTGATGCAGCTCCAACTGCAAACGGTGAACAAGCAAATGCTGCGCCAGATCTTACAATCAGTGATCTGAACGGAATGAAACAGATTCTTGACGTAGCAACATCTAGAGGAGCGTTTAGAGCAAATGAACTCGAAGCTGTAGGTAAAGCATACAACAAACTTGAAGCTTTCTTGAATCACGTTGCTGCAACACAACAGGCTGCTCAAGCGAACCAGGCAGCACCTCAAGGAGAATAATATGGCCGAAGTTAAGCACGTAGGCAAAATTAAAAATACAGGTAGCAGAGTAGCTGTGGTGTTTAGAACACTACCAGGCGAATCTGATACTGCGCTAGTTGTTAACACAGCACAGCTACCTGATATGATGCACGATTCATTAATGACTGCAATCGAAACAGAACAAGCACAAGCAGATTTCGAATTAGGTGAATACTTGTTTAGAGCAAGTTTCCCAGATGGTAGAAATATGCTTGTAGCATTACAACAGGATAATAGGCTATCAAAAGAAAGCACTTCCAACGTGCTTATGACGCCAACACCAACAACAGAAATTGCTCTAGATCAATTAAACACGTTGATTGCAGAGCAGAAGAATGTTGCTGTTGACCAGCTATATACTTTTGTAAGTGGTGCACCGCAAACAACTGAAGCAACTGCTGAGGCAGCAGAGGCTCAACCAGAAGCAACTGCAACTGAATCGTTACCAAGTAACGAACCTGTGCAAGCACCAAATGACGGCGCACTTAGTGATACAGATCTAGCTAAGTCATTACGTAGTCAAGCTGATTCATTGTATAAAGAAGCAGCTCGTATGCGTAGAGAAGCAGACGAACTAGATCCACCAACTAAGAAAGCAACTAAGAAAAAAGTTGCTGAAAGTGCCTAAGAAGTACTTCAAGCCTCCAAAGGACTTAGTAAAAGAATGGCCAGAAGTGTTCGAAGGTTTATATATGAACACTATGCCAGTCAATTATGTGGACAAAATTATTCTGGAGTTTAGCGATGGTCGAGTATGGGAGATAGATATTGCTTCCAAAAAGGCCAGAGCGACTCCAGAATCCATCGCTACAAGTCTACAGAAAATTCTTAAAGAAAATAAAACTACTATCAAGAAAATTGATTTTAAAATCAATATCGAACAATTACGGAAAGATATAGAAGGTAGGACTAGAGATATCCTCTAGTATTACCGTAATGCATTACTTTGTATTTTTTACTTGTATGCTGTCTCCAGGGATCTACTACAACACTATCACTAGTTAAATTAACATAAAGTTCCGGATGTGCTAACAGTGCAACAGCTCTATATTCTTCACCATTCCCCAAATCAATATATGGATCTATAAGCATAGGTGTATGATGCATTTCTGTACAGTAGTGTGCTACCAATAATGCATAGCTACCGTCTTGGTATGGCACGCCGGGTTTATAGGCTACACCATTAATTAAAATTGGTAGGTCTTTATCTTTAGCAACTTCGACTAAAATTTTTGCAATATTTTTTGCCTGTACTTCTCGAGCGTTCATTATTGCATCGAAGATGTCATATCCCAAATTAAGATTTTTAGCCATATATCGTAGTGCAATATTATCACGTGGATGACACGCACCGCCATCGCCCATTCCTGCTTTCATATATGCGTTACTAGTGATTCTTTTATCGCAATTACCTAATGCAGTAGTAACAATATCTACATTAATATTACCTTGCTTTTCTGCAACGTCCTGGATCATATTTACTAATCCAATCTTAGTACTAATAAATGTATTGTAAAATACTTTTATACATTCACATTCGTCCCAAGTTCCTATTTCATAACTGGGATCATTTTCCATAATAGATTCATAAAATTTACGTAATTGTAAAGCATCGCCTGTTAGTGTGCCATCTTCAGTGCCAATCATTACAATGTCTGGATTAATCATATCCGAAGATACACTGCCCATTGCAATAAGATATGGATTATAAACAAAACGTGTGTTTGTTACAAGAGGCACAAACTCTCTGCGTGTTGTACCCGGCAATACTGTGCTAATCAAAACAAGCAACTGATCTTTATTCATATGCTTGTTTGCTTCTGTTAACACCTCAATAACTGTATCATAGGAAAAATCTTTTGGTTCTAAATGTGCTGTTGGAGCGCGACCGTCATAATTTGGATCGTGTGGTGTAGGCACAGCAACAAAAACAATATCTCTATCTTCTACGCAACCTTTTATAGTTGGACAAACTGTAACGTCTTTGGACTCTACCTTTCGGACATCGTATCCTGTTACATTATGTCCTTTTGTAGCAATAACTTCTGCACAAGGAAGTCCTAATTTACCTAAACCAATAAAACCAATTTTCATTTTTTCCTCCAAAAATATTTAACTGTAATGCGTTTATACGTCTGTTATTCTGATTATGATACATTGTTCGTGTTGTGTAAGTAATGTTGCTGTATGACGCTTAAAATGCGTTTAAGACACCTTTATTAGTTCATCTTACGGCTAACATTGTGTGTTTTTTGTTTCTTTTTTAGTACATCGAAGTTATGCTGTACTATTGGTCTTATATTGTTGATCCAATTTACAGTTTCGTCTTTTGACATACTGCACAGCTTTTCAATTTGGTCTACAATAGCAGTCATACGTTGTTTATTGTTTTGAATACTATCATAGCTTTCGTCTATAAAAGGAGAAAAAGTCTTGTATCCTAACTTGTGTAGATACTGCAAAGTATTAGGTGCGCAAGATAAAACAAACGGATGTCCCATTGCAATTACTTTGAAGATTTTTTCACTTAGAAATGGAATGCCCTCGTGATATGTAGTTTCATTTACTACACTAAAGAACGTATCGCTGTAAAACGGTGCAATGCTATCTTCGTATACAGCTCTGTTTGTAGCAAGATCTGTAGTATCTAAATACAGGTCTCCTAACTGTTGTATATTATTACATCTATCAATCAAACTTTGTACATCATTATCATTTCTGTACATATTTCTTAACTGGCTAAAAGCACTGTTCCAATTATCAACAGCTGGATTATCGCTAGTTGCTAGACTTACGTGCCCGTGTTCTAATAAACCTCTATCATAGAGCATACTTACCATAAACGGCCTGTGTAATCGCCAGCGTCTGTTCAAACACAAATACTTTTTTGGCCACTTCCTACTTTTGCGAATCATAGGCATTTTATTTTTATTTGTTCTAATGGTGTCTAGACCAGTTTCTTCGAATACAGTAAACCATTCAAGTTTAATTTCTGGTAAATTATATTTCTGTGCAACTCTTTTGACTTCGTTTATCATTGTAGGTACAGCGGATAAGAAGATAATTTTGTCTGCAGGAATATTTTCTTTTATAACAATATCTCTATATATGCTTTCAACTGTGTCTAAAAAATATTCTAATGAATTATCTAACATTAAGAATGTGTCGCCAGTTCGGATACTTGTTAAAATATCAGCAGAGATAAATTCGCTGATAGGATATACACGGAAACTGCCGGCGTCACTAAACTGCACATAGAAAAACTTGTCCTTTATACTTTGCTTCACTTGTACTGCTGTAGACGAAGGCATATGTATAAGCTCGGTTGCAGACTTATTGTAAGTTTGTAGGTATATCTGTTCTCTTTTGTTTATACAAGGCATTATAACCTGCCTAACCTTGTTTGTGGGAATATGTTTTCGACTTGATCTAGTGTTTCACAATTCAAAACCTTTTCTTCAGCTTCTGCTGCATAATTGCGCATTGTATCAGTAATTTCAAAATCTGAAAATACAGTTTCGATATACTTCAGATGACCCATAGGAGTTGGGTGATAGTCTGCTGTTTGTCCTTTACCTCCGTGTCCTCTTATAGGAGTCTGCGGCCAGCGACCATTATAAACTGTATCAACAACATTTGGTTCTAATTTATCAACTGTGTCTTTGTAGAACTCTAGCACACCTTTATACCATTTGTCTTGTTCCTTGATATCGCCGCCTAACATTAAACTAATAAGAGGTGACATATTCATCATACGTGTATAACTTGGAATGCTATCTAAATATACGCTAGACATTTCTATAATTCCGAGATCGCGTATAAGATAAAATCTGTTATCTGACCATTCGTGTACAAACTGCATACTAATTTGATTCTGTGTATAGATGTTGCCCGGTGTTTCCCATTGGCCGTTTTTGTATCTATCTTCTCTCGAAATACTAGACCATAGTACTAGCACAAGATCTTTGTCGGTAAACTTATGTTTTTTGTTTGCTTCAATAATACTGTTACTAATAAAAAGGTTTCCGCCGCCACTTTTACCGTAATTGTAATGTTGGTGTACTTCTTTTGCAATTATGTCTGCCCACGTAGGCCAAAAATAATTGGTCATACTACAGCCAAATGTAAAAAGTCTATCGTAATTTTTAAATTGTTTCATTGAAATACTCTGCACTGCTTTCTAAAGATTTAATTATTGCTTCGTGATGATAGTTTCTTCTACGCACTAAATTATAATTGTGCATTATAGCCTCCATACTGTCGCCTATACGTCTGCGTTTTTCATCAATGTCTAGCTCAACCCAAGACTTCAAAATTCTATGAATTTCTATAAACCTATCTCTAGGATTTTCTATACGATCATATTCTGTACCAATGCCTAAAAAGTCGCATCTAAATCCCATCTCTTGTAATGTTTGTAGTGTGCCGCTACCGGCAATTAGTAAAAAAGGATGTCCTAGCGCAATAGGCTTAAAGATTTTTTCTGTAACGAAACTAGTATTGTCTTTAAAAATAGTTTCTGTTATTACGGTAAGATAACTGTTATCATAAATTTCTGTGTTGTAGTTCCAAGCAGCATTTTCATTTTTCCAATCACCGTCTATGTATATAGGAAATACACTGTCTAATTCTTTTGCAAGCTGATGTTTGTTAACGTTTACAAGATCAGCAGCTTCGTAATGATCAGTAGCATTTGTATTGAAACTTACAATACCTTTATCTAACAAGTTATTAGTTTTTAGATTATAAATGTGTGCAGCTCTATGCGGTCTATATACTCTATTAAGACTGTTATAAGACTTAGATTCAAGATTCATTAGTGCATTATAGATGCAAGGTTTATCAGGCATCTTGTTATCAAAAAATATTTTAGCAAAATGGTTGCAGTACATTACTTCAAACATTCTTTCTCTGTTATTTTTTAATAACCAGTCCTCATACTGTTTTTGAATTTTACTATTACCTTGCATTACTAGCACACTTCCTGCAGGTAATTGTTTATCTATCATTGCATTAGAAGTAGCACCAAAGGCATCTATATCGCTGTTCTCCATTGGACCGCCTTCTTTATCAGCTTTAATGATCAATCTTAATTTCTTTTGTCTAATTAGATCGAGTATATGCTGCGGAAGATCGTATATAATATGCTTAGGTGTGTTTCCTTTAGCTTGTCCGCTCCACCAATTAGGATCTCCATTTACGTCTACATAGTATACGCCCGGCATATCGAGATTATCTAGAGTCTCGTATCCAATTTCTAACTCATTCAACTCTCGCTTCATTACTGTTCCGTCACTAATGGACCACCACTTGTCGCTTAAAAGATTAGCAAGATTTCCTTGGTTAGGTTCTAGACTATCAAAATAAATTTTCATTCAACTATTCCTTTTAGCTCTGGAAATGTTTTTGCAAAATCTCTATCACGTATTTTATCATAATAATCTGTTGTAACAACAAATTCTTCTCTACTACTTAGGTTGAATTTACTGTTCTCTAAATGACGCACAGTGTCCTTTAACAGTGCTTGAATATGGGTATTATACCTAGGCGCTCTCGACTTAATTTTGTTTACGATACTTAATTTTTCATTTTCTGTTAATATGTTTGCACTGTAATGATCAGGATGCATAATATTATAAAAACTAGGACAAATATCTGAATCAAATAACTGTTTATCAAACAGATAATCTAAGAAGTCTGTTATAGTAGGTAAATTGAAAACACTTAAAACACTACTAAAGTTTAACTGTACGTGAGGAGTTTCTTGTTTAATTGTTTCAATATTGCTTACAATCTTATTCCAGTCTGTGCCTTCTCTAATAAATTCTGCTCTATCCCCGTAATGATCTAAACTTGCAAAAATTTGTATATTAGAAAAGTGCTTCCATAACTCTACTACACTTTTATTTTTGTATCTTAGATTACTTAGATTAGTATTATACTCAATGCGAACATCAGTTTTTCCTAAACTAATTAGATGTTCTAAAATATCATAATGCTTGTCGGTAAGTAACGGTTCGCCTCCAGCAAAATAAAAACTTTCCATATTGATAAAGTGCGGCAAAAATTGATCATAGAGCTTGCTGTTATCATCACCATCTGCCATTATAAAAATGTCTTTAAGATTTCCGTTGGCACTGTCTTCCTGGGCCCACGTGCTAGAATAGGTACTGCTACAACTTCTACATTTAAAATTACAGATATTACTCCATCTTACGTCAAAGTGCTTTAGATTCATTGGAGGCAGAATACTATCAGCAGTAGGAATTAAATGTGCATACTGCGCATTACGTTCTTGTCTGGTACTTGTTGATCCTGCGTCTTCTTGCTGGTAACAAGCCTTACATTCAGTACAACGTTTACCCTTAAGCATATTATCTCGCATTTCCTGATAAGGTAAATCGTTCCATATTTCTTCTATAGTGTTTTTTCTTACGTTTCCTAAGTGCTGATTCCATTCCCCAATACAACAGGGCAGGACACTTCCGTCTGGATTAACGTACATATGAATCCAGGGTAATATACAAAATGTATCAGATTTCATTATGCCACCTATAATATAATTTTAAGGCCCAAAGGCTGTGTTGTGTTTCATCAGGATGAGGAATATGGTAGGAAGAACTACCAAGATACTTGTTGCTAATATCAATTAATTTTAATTGTTTATTAAGGTACTTATTTTCAATCTGTACTGCCTTGTTCGTTTTAATAAATTCATTGAGCCATTTAACATTATAAAAATCAGGACTAGTTAGCTTATGACCATTAACGGTCGCACTAAATTCAATCCAAGTTGTTTCTACTGTATTTACGGTTGATAAATTATGTTGAAACTTACAAAAATTTTTCCATACAAGTGTTTTTATATTTTTGTATTTAGAAACAGCATTTTCGATATATTCTAAACTAAATTTATCGTATAACTGTAACCACTCTTGGAAAGTAGGACGATTTTCTTTTAGATATTTTTTATCATAAAGTAATTTAAATCCGTGATTAGAATCTCTTAATTCATCTAGTATAATAAATTCTCTGCTAGGTTCTGTAATTTGAATATTCACATATATGTTTTCATAGCCAAGAGTTGTGACATATTCTAAAATGCGCTCCAACTCAGTTTGTATATAAAAATTATTGTTTCCTGGCACAGCATATTGATAGATATCTGCATCTAATAACAACGATAACTTAGGACCAAAACAGTGATCTAATTGAGTATGTAAATCAAACTTTTCGGATGCAGTAGCAATCTCACCTAGGCTTTCGCCATATGTCCAGCTTTCGCCTAGATTCAACAAAAGATTTTTTTTGTTACGCTTAACAAAAAATTCAGTATTCATTACATTCTTAGAAATATTACTAGGTTTTTTATTATCATTATTCAAAAATATTTTATGATCATCATAACGAATACCGTGAAAATTAGTTTTGTTTGAGTTACTGTATTCTAATTTAGACATTGCAATCCTCATAAAATTTTTCTAGCTCTGGAAATGTAGAAACAAAATCAAGATCACGTCTTCTGTCATATTCAGTGAACCAATTAAAGAAATCTCTACGACCTTCAACTAATTTATCTACACCATATTCTGTGCTTGCAAAATAATCTACTACACGTCTGAACTTCTCGTATTCCATTTCGCTAAACTTATGCCTATTAGTATCATCTAAATTGTCTTTTATAAATTTAAGATGCTTTTCCATATAAGGTAAAAATTCATTCTTAGGTAGAATATTCATATCGTACTGCAACGGTTCTTTGAGATATGGAGTATCAAACCTAATACGCTGCCATTTAGTTTGATCATTATTATTATATTTTTTGCGCCACTCTAAAAACTTCGTCAACAGTTTGTCAAAATTAGTAACAGTAAGGATATTAAATGTAACCATAAATGTTAAAGGCATATTTGTCTTATTCATATATGTGTCAAAGTTTTTCTCCCATACATCTAAGTCTAAGCCTGTACGTATATACTCTGCTTGCTTGCCCCAAGTATCCATACTAGTAAATACTTTGAAATCTTTTATGCAACCTTTTTCAACAAGTGTATTAACCTTGTCTGCGAAGCGTTCAATAAGTATAGGCTTCACACCAAAGTTACTGTTAATATTAAGTTCGAGATTAGGACAAGGATTTTTCTCCAGTTCTTCAAACATACGCCAAGTGCTTTGTTGCAATAGAGGTTCGCCGCCAGTTATACGTAAAATGGTCAAAGTTTTTCTAACTTCAGGCCACCACTTCCACCAGGCTTTAACATAAGGATTATTTTCTTCCTCGTAAATTTTAAACCAGTCAACATCATTTCTATGATTTTTAACCATACTATACGGCCCAAAATCTCGTATTTCTTTATGATAACTGCTGCTGTGCTTGGGGTGACAATAACCACATTTAAAATTACATTCGTTACCAAAACTTATTTCTATGTACTGCGGGTTAACATCTGCCATAGGATCTTGTTTAATTGCATTAAAACGTTCTTCGGTGTGTATACTCGCATTACGCTCTTTCCTATCTGAAATATAGTCCTTACCCATACATTCTATATTCCAGCAGTATTGGCAACCGCTAGGTTTCTCTCCGTTAATCATCTGTTGTCTTTCAGATTTTTTCTGGGGAGTATTATGCAAAAGACTAGGATTATCTTCGAGTCCCTCTAGCGGTATCTTGTGAGGAGCAGGATGATAGCAGCTATGTGTTTCTCCTGTTCCTAAATATATTGTAGTGTGATGCCACTTCGCCATACAGAAGGTAGGCGAAACTTCATCCATAATAGGTATAAATTTTTCTATTCTAGACTTGTCTTGCATCAAACTGTTTCCTTAACCATTCAAAATCATTTATCATTTTCAGTGCATCTGGATTTGCACTATTTTCTATTCCATATTTTCTGCCGGCTCTTGCACCTTGTATAGCATAATCGCCAAACGGTCTATCTCTGCCGTAAGCAGAACACCATTTTGATAAACGTGTATCTGTTTCGTCATCGTTTTGGCCTTTAATAGTTCTACTTGCTAACTTACAACATTCTCTAAATGCACTTTTCCAAGTGCTGTATGGGTCTGTGTTGAAAGCTGTAATGTTACTAACTTCAGGCATAACCTTAAAACTGTCGCTTATACTTGTTGTCATATCTGCGCTACTGGTATCCATATCAATTGTTAGTTGGGTAGGAAATAGTTTAACACCACCGTACCCGTATTCTAAGTCAGTAATAGGATTTCTACTGCGCCATACATAAACAGTTTTTTTACCGTGGAAGTCATAATAAGGTATTTGCATATCAAACTTAAAGTCATCTAATAGCACAGCATCGGCATCAACTATGTATGTCATTTCTGTTGTGCTTTGTCGTGCTGCTTCAATATGAGCATTGTGTATTCCTTTTATACCGTGTACCCGTTTAGCTCTGGGGTACTTGGTACACAGATGTGTGTAGTTTATCCTAGCATCAACTTCATTATAACTAATAAAAATTATGTCGTATGGCTTAGGCACACTCGAGACAATGTCTATTTCTTTTTTATTTGTAAAAAATCTATAGTCCCATTCACGTTGTAAAATTTTAGCTCTCTTAGGAAAAAGACACACACCGTCGTAAAAATTACCGTTCTTAAAGACGTGTATATATTCTTTATCCCATTCAGGTACTCTATAATCCAGTTTGAAGTTTTCGTCAAGAATTAAATTATCCCATACTACCCAAAAATGTTTAGTTAGGGATTTGTCTGCAACGTCTTGGAATGTTTTCGCGTTGTCTACTTTTTGCGCTGCCGGAAATCTGCTACAAAAGGATTCCCAAGCTGCCTCATTAACGTTTCCATTGCTAACAAAAAATACATCATACATATGTTTTACTGTAGTAGGTAGTACCTAGTTTAATAGTTTCCTCGTAAAGATCCATAATATATCTACTTTCAACAGCGTCGAAATCTGGCCATTGTAAGCCTAGCTTATATCTTATTTCTTGTCCGAGTTTCCTAATTTCTTCTACAAGTCCCTTTTCATCTTGTTCATACTTTTTACACTGGCTGTTGTAAAGTTCGGTAAGTTTTTCAAAGTCACGAACGTCTACATAATCCCAGTCAGTACAATTAGTCATATATGTTCCTAGTCTAGCGCCGTAGATTGCCCATATACCATTTTCTATGTGGCTACCGATCGAACTCCATACTCTTAGTCTGTGCAGATTATGCCACCATATTCTTTCTTCTATTTCCATAGGCGGAACTTTTACACCGCCATCGAGTGTCATTTTAACGCCTTCACGGAATCCTGCTCGCCAAGCCATAAACGGACTAGCATTTATTATTGTGTCGCTGTATGTTCTAGGAAAGTTTCTATAACCTTCTTCCCAACAAAAATCAACTTGGGCTCTTTCGCTTTCGCTGTTTTCGTGCGTTTTCATATCTAAAACGTGTTGTCTATTCCACAACTTCAGCCCACCATTGCCATACCTTAGTCCGTTGATATTATTTCTTCCGCACCAGCTGTATGCTTTCATATTAGGATCGCTCATATCAAGTTCTAGATCAAAGAACTTAGGATTTACAATATTATCTGCATCAACAGTTAATAGCCATTCTGTTTCCGACTGCTCAGCTGCTGCTTTATGAGCGTGATCACTTCCTTTTACTCCGTGGATACGCTTGGCCCACGGAACCTTATTACACAAATCTGCAAAGTGCAAATCTGCGTTAGGCTCGTCATAGCTTAAGAAAAAAACATCAAACTCAATTACTTTTTTCATACTTCCTGTACCACATAATTTTTAAATATTCTTCTTGTAAAAATGCTGTAATCTTCTGGAACTGACATTTCAAATTCAATAGGACCAGCTACAATCTCATCAATAGTTGTATACTTTGTGTTATAAACTATATGCGGATCATTGTATTCACAAAAATCAAAACTCAGCACAGTGTCACCTTTCCAAAAGATTTTTCTTTTAGGTAAATCTGCAAACTGTTCTGCTAACTTATACGTGCCGCCGAATTCTTCCGACAGCTCAATTTTAAATTTATTGCCAGACCTACTAATTACAATATCAGGCTTTTCAATGCCGGCCCACTTAATATCAATTACTCTATGTAACACATCGTCGATGGTTATCATATCTTTGACTTCTACAATTTCTAATTCACCGCTAGCTGTGTCAAT